AGAAAAACATTTAAGACTTGGTGTGCAGCCTTGGGAGATGGTTTATGTATCTTTTACAAATAAAGCTATTGATGAAGCTGTAGATAGAGTATTAAAAAAATTTAAATCATATAAGTCAGAGGATTTTAATAACTTTAGAACAATACATTCTTTTTGTAAAAAGGCATTTACTAATCTACCTGTACTAGATCCCAAGGTAGATATGCTTCAGTTTCATACACAGTGGGGAACAATTAGTGCAAATTTTTCTGAAGAAGATGCAAACCATAAAGTATTTAATAACTGGTCACTCAGAGTCTATGACAAAGCTAGAAACATGATGATTAATCCTATTGATTTATACAAAGCAGAACCTATGAAGAAGGTAAGGCTACAACAATTTACAGACATAATCAGAAACTACATAAAATTTAAAAAAGATCATAAGATGGATTTTACTGACATGGTAGAAAAATATGTGAATGAAGTAAATCCTGAATCTTATAAAGTTTTTATAGTTGATGAAGCACAAGATCTTACTCCTTTGCAGTGGTTGTTTGTTGAGAAGGTAGCTAATAAAGCTAAAAGAGTGTATCTAGCTGGTGATGATGACCAAGCTATCTATGAATGGAATGGTGCAAAAGTAAAATGTTTTTTAGATTTTCCAGGTAAAGTGTTTGTATTAAATAAATCATACAGATTAAACAAAACCATATTAAATTTTTCAAAAGAGATATTAAATTTTATAACAGAAAGACAGCCAAAAGAATTTACATCAGTTAATGACACTGAGGGAAATATCAATACTTATGGTAGATTTAATGAAATACCCTTTGATGATATACGTGGTAGTTGGTTTATCCTTGGTAGAGTTGGAGATAATGTAGAAGAACTCAAGCAATATGCAAGACAAAAGGGCTTGTATTTTCAAGACATGAAAGGCAATAAATCCTTTAATATAAACAAGTGGAACGCCATAAACTATTGGCAAACTCTTGTGGCAGGCGAATCATTGATTCGTGAGCAAGTAGGTATATTATATGACTTTATTGATGAGATAAAAAAAGGTTGGCGTAAGGTAGATAATAAAGCTTGGGATGCTATCCACCCGAATCAACCGCTAGATCTAAAATTCTTAAAAGATAATTGTGGTCTTCAAACTAACCATACAGATTGGTGGAAAGTTTTAAATAGAAAATTTACTACCAAAGACTTGGATTATTTTGAGAATATGTTAAGAAAGGGAATACAATTAAATGACAACGCAAAAATTATTATCGATACAATCCATTCAGTCAAAGGCGGAGAGGCGGAAAACGTTTTACTTTACGAAAAGAGTAACTGGCCATCTAATTTCTCATCTAAAAATGGGAAGGATAAAATGGCCGAAGCACGTGTTTGGTATACTGGTGTTACGCGCAGTAAGAAATCCTTACATATCCTCTCTACTGATCATACATATTATTTTCCTCTTGGGCGTATCGCATCTTATTTCAGAAGGAAAAATTTAAATGGTTGATAAAAGCGATCTAGAAAAAGCATTTCCACAATCAAGGCAGGTAGGTGGGAGTCACTATAAAAATTTTCACATTCAGCCGTATGAATTTATTTCAAAAAATAATCTTTCCTTCTTCCAAGGCTGTGTTGTGAAGTATGTTTGTAGATACTTGTTTAAAAACAAAATTGAAGATTTAGAAAAAATTATACATTATTGTGAACTAGAGATACTGAAACTCAAGGATACAAAGAAGAAATGACAACTGAACTTGTATTCAATCAAGCAGAATCTGATTGGAATATTCCTGAAAGCTATCCTGATTTAACAACTCGATCTATTGTTGCTGTGGATTTAGAAACAAGAGATCCAAACATCAAAACAAAAGGACCTGGCTGGGCTACTAACGATGGAGAGATTGTTGGCATAGCTGTAGCTGCAGATGGTTTTAAAGGATACTTTCCTATTGGACATGAAGCTGGTGGTAATATGGATAAAAATATTACTATGAAATGGTTTAAACAATTAATGGAATCTGATGTAGACAAAGTCTGTCATAATGCTTCTTACGATATTGGTTGGACAAGAGCACAAGGTATTAAACCAAAAGGTAAAATTCTTGATACGATGGTAGCTGGTGCATTAATTAATGAAGATAGATTTAGTTATTCTTTAAATGCATTGTCGTTTGATTATCTTGGTGAAATAAAATCAGAAGCACAATTAAAAGAAAAAGCAGAAGAGTGGGGACTAAATGCTAAACAAGACTTATGGAGATTGCCATCTAATTATGTTGGCCCATACGCTGAACAAGATGCAGAACTTACACTCAAACTTTGGAATCGTTTTAAAGTAGAAATAGAGAAACAAAACCTGTCTAATATTTTTGATTTAGAAACAAAATTAACACCTATACTAATTGAAATGAGAGAACACGGAATACGTGTGAATTTGGACAAGGCTGATGACCTAAAAAAGCAATTTGTTAAGGAAGAGAACAAAAAATTAGCAGAGATAAAAAAGCTTTCAAATGTAAATGTAGAGATATGGGCAGCAGCTTCAGTTGCAAAAGCTTTTGACGCATTAAAGATTCCATATCAAAGAACAGAAAAAACCAAAGCTCCAAGCTTTACAACAAATTGGTTACACAATTGCCCTCATCCTTTAGCTAAATTAGTTAGAGAAACTAGAGAGATGAATAAGTTTCATTCTACATTTATTGATTCAATATTTAGATACGAACACAAAGGCAGAATACATGCAGAGATAAACCAACTTAAATCAGATAGTGGTGGTACAGCTACAGGAAGATTATCTATGTCTAATCCAAACTTGCAACAGATCCCTGCAAGGAACAAAGAGTTTGGTAAACAAATTAGATCTTTATTTTTACCTGACGAAGGTAAACGATGGGGTTCTTTTGATTACTCACAACAAGAGCCAAGATTAGTTGTACATTATGCAGCAAGCGTAGATTCTGGATTTGATGGTTCTTATGATCTTATAAAAGCATACGAAGACGATGATGCAGACTTTCACCAAGTTGTAGCTGATATGGCTGGTATCCCAAGATCACAAGCTAAAACGATTAACCTTGGATTATTTTATGGCATGGGTTCGGGTAAACTAGCGAAAGAACTTGGTATTGAGGTTGAACAAGCTAAACAAATTTTAAGTGAATATAATTCTAAAGTACCTTTTGTAAAACAATTGTCGAATCGATGTATGGCAACTGCAGATCGTAAAGGATGTGTAGTGACGATTAAAGGTAGACACTGTAGGTTTGATCGTTGGGAGCCAAAGACGTTTGGTATCCATAAATCTATGACACGTGAGGAAGCTGAATCTAAATATGATAGAGGTATGATTAAACGTGCTATGACTTATAAGGCTCTTAATAGACTTATCCAAGGATCAGCAGCAGATCAAACTAAACAAGCAATGATAGACTGTTACAACAACGGCCACAGGCCACTACTACAAATACATGACGAACTATGTTTTAATGTAGGTAAGGATGAAGATATTACAGAGATACAAAATAAAATGGAGCATTGTTTAGATAATGTTCCTATGAAAGTGCCTAGCAAAGTGGACGTAGCTTTAGGTAAAAATTGGGGAGAAGCAACATAATGGTTAAAGCAAAAGAAATGTTTAGAGTACAAGATCTTGCTTTAGGTAAGTGTCCTGAATGTGCTCAATCAACTACCTTTACACCTACAGTTAATAAAAATATTTATATTTGTGATTGGTGTGATAAAGAAGTTTATCAACACAAGAATGGTAAAGTGCATTGGTATACTTTACAAGAAATGCCTCTCATGGGAGTTAAGCCCCATAAATTGAGCGACAAGTAGCCTTACATAAAAATCTGTTTTTAAAAAATAGTGCTAGTTAGTTATTAACCAGCGATGTCTAAAAGACCTGAGTTTGCATCAACAACGCTTTGATCGTTGATTTGCTTTTTTAGATCTTTAATTTTAATATCGATCCACTTCATATCAGGTGTAACTCTACCCTGTTGCAACGCTTGTCCTGCCCACTTGGACTCCAGCTGAAGCTTCTCCGATATTAGCTTTTGTAGTGCCATTATCCAGCTCCTCATAAGTGATAAAAACTCTTTGTTTATTATAAAAGTCTTCATCGTTTGCCTTGATTTCACCATTGTTCAGTTTCTTTTCGAACTGTCGTAAAGCCAAGATTTCATTTTCAGCAGTCTCTATCCCATCATAATACTTTCCCTCTGATCGTATCTGAATTCGATAACTGCTCATGAGAGATTATATATCAATTTCTGAGTGTATTGCAACCCTTGTCAAGCAGGGGTGCCTATAATTTGTGTACAAGTATATTTAGTAGCTAGCCTGTTTGCTTCTACCATAGGTGGTGGTAAGGACTCTATAATTACCTTAGATTCATGTAAAGCTGCATCTGTGCATTCACTCCAAGTGTTAAATTTTTTAGGAAAATCAACCCCTACAGAGCATGTAAAATCTATAAAAGAACACACGTATATTGTTAAAATAAACTTCATTTTTGTATTGACCTTTTCTGTAATTATCTTATATAC